AACCATCCTGCAAAAGATGATTACCATTTCTTTATTGTGGTAGACCCCGAATGGATTGGACCAATTGATTTTCAATACTTCAATGAGAGTTCGTATCAATCTTCAATCCACTAATATATAAAAGTATAAATATATATTAATACATCAACTACGAATATCATAACTGATGTTATTATATCATAATAAAACACAAATATGAGTAACTGGCAAGATATAAAAGGATATGAAGGTCTTTATCAAATAAATAAATTTGGTGAAGTAAAATCATTAGATAGATTAGCAAGATGCGGTAAAAGTGGAATGTCAATGTATAAAGGTAAACTTTTAAAACCAGGTAAAGGTAATCATGGTTATTATGTAGTTTCTTTGGGAAAAGAAAGTAAATTCAAAAGCCATTTAGTTCATAGATTAGTTGCAGAACAATTTATACAAAGACCATCACCATTACATAAAGAAGTAAATCATATAGATTTAACTAAAGATAATAATCAAGTAAATAATTTGGAATGGGTGACACCTAGCCAAAATGTTAAACATTGGTGGAGTAAAAGAAAATAATATGGGATTTGTCAAAGGAAATAATTTAGGTAAAGGTCGACCAAAAGGAACTGCGAATAAAACCACTGCAGAATTAAAAGAGATTATCACACGAGTTGTCGGTAATCAATTGGATATGTTAGAGGATGATTTGAAGAAGATTAGAAAAGAATCTCCTGCAAGAGCAGCAGAGATTTATATGAAGATGGTAGATTACGTATTACCTAAACAAACAAAGATTGATATCGAAGGTCAATTGACACATAAGGTAGAAAAGGTAGTTATAGAAATAAAAACCAAAGATGATAGTAAACATACAAACGACAATAACGTTCCAACATCTTCAGGAGAGTAATCATAGAGTTACTCAACACATAGGTGGTACACGTTCTGGTAAGAGTTATGGTATCGTTCAATGGTTGATAGTACAAGGGATAGAATCTAAACAAGATATATCCATAGTGCGTAAAACAATCCCCTCACTTAAAAGAACTAACATAAAGGATTTTAAAGATATCCTACAAGAGTTAGGTCTATGGGTAGAAACTAATTGGAACTCCACAGAGAGAGTTTATCGGTTAGATAATGGTTCTACCTTCACCTTTGTTAATACGGATGACCCAGATAAACTACGCGGGTTTAAATCAGATATCCTTTGGTTAGATGAAGCATCAGAAATAGAAGAGAGTTCGTATTTCCAATTATCCATTCGTACATCAGGTAGAATCATTCTATCTTACAACCCAACTGTCTCACCTTATCATTGGTTAAGACAGATGCAAGATTGTCAAAGATTCACTACTACCTATAATGATAATCCATTTCTACCTAAAGAGATGGTACAATCAATTGAAGATTTACAAATAAAGAATCCTAAACTATGGACAATCTATGGTAAGGGTGAATTTGCATTAAATGATAAAGCAATCTACCAATTCCGTATCATAGATGATTGGGATGAGAACGATACACAATTCGTTGGATTCGGATTAGACTGGGGATACTCACAAGACCCTACTGCAGTTGTTGCAGTGTATAAGGATACTAACAATAATCTTTATGTAGAAGAAGTTCTGTATGAAAGAGGATTGGTAATGAATGATATTGCAACTAAGTTAAATCAATTCGGTATAGATAAGAGTTATGAGATATGGTGTGATAGTTCAGAACCACGTTCAGTAGAAGAACTATATAGATTAGGATTCAATGCTAAACCCGTAAAGAAAGGACCTGATTCAATTAAGTTTGGTATTAGTGTATTACAGAACTGGAAGATAAACGTATTGAAATCATCACAGAACTTAATCAATGAGATGTATGGTTATCAGTATGCAACAGATAAGAATGGATACACCACCGATAGACCCGAAGAAGGATTAGACCACTTAATGGATGCATTGAGATATGTGGGATTAATGAAACTAACACAAACTGCACAGAAGAAAGGAACGTACGCGTTATCGATTGGAGGAGCAAGAAACTTTTAAGATATGAAACAAGAAACGTGGACAGAAGAAGAGTTAAGAGATTTGATTATCTTCGCACAACAAGTCCGATTAGAGAATGAAGAACTGAAAGCAAAGATAATCGCAATGGATGCGTATGTGAGAAACGGAGATGCTAAGATAAGACAACTAACACTCACTATAAGACAATTGATGAGTAATACAAATACATTCGATTTAAATTAAGATAATATGAACAAACAAATAACCTTAACCATACCAACAGATTGGAATGGAATCTCACTAAAGAAATACCTTGCACTTCAAAAGGAATTAACTAACTATGCAGAAGATGAAGATGCAGTAGTTGCAGTGATGTTAGAAACCCTATGTGGTTTAGATGCAAAGTATCTATCAGGTCTTGCGGTATCTGATTACCTAATGTTAAGAACTGAATTAAGTCAATTCATTGGTAGAGTAGACCATGAGTTAGTTCCTATTGTAGAGTGGAATGGAAAGAAGTGGGGATTCGAACCTAACTTATCTAAAATGACATATGGTGCGTATTTAGATATCAGTAAGTATGATACACTTGCTATTGATGATAATTGGGTAAAGATAATGAATATCCTTTATCGTCCAATCGTTGAACAGAAGGGAACTATGTACACTACAAAACCCTATGATGCAACAGAGGATAATACCAAAGAGATGTTACAATGGGGAATGAATATCCATTTCGGAGCATTGTTTTTTTTTCTTCATTTGTCAACGGACTTAGTAATTTCTATCCCGAACTATTTGAAGGAGGAGGACAATCATCCACACTCCATGCAAATTTTGCAAAGAAGTGGGGAAGTTACCAAACAATTATTGACCTCGCGGAAGGGGATATTACAAAGTTCGGAGAAGTAACTGGATATCCTTTAGAGATGTGTTTACTCTATCTAGCATACAAATCAGATAAAGCAGTATTAGAGAATCTAATCCACAGAGAGAATATCAAACGACAAGGTGGTTAAGTATAATCCTATTATTTGTTGTTATTAAAGTAAAACAAATTCATCTGATGGGTAAATGGTCTAATTCACGTAATGGAAATCTTCGTTATTCTGTTAATAGAGAAAACCAAAGTGGTGTCTATATCGGACCTACTTTAGGTTTATCTTCTCCTAAGAATAATAGAAGAGGTTGTTTATGTCTACACGCAGATATATACGATGTAAGTTGTTGTAATGGCCATTTAATGGAACAAGGTATTGGAGTAATTCAAGCACCTTATAGAACCAACAATGGTGCATTCTCCGATGGTTATAGTGATGGATTTGATATCACAATTGAATAAAACAACTAACTTATATGTCAGCAGTATCTAAGAACGAATTAAAATACGATAATAGTGTATCGTTTCCAAACAATAATACTGGAGCAATTACTCCAGCAGATTTACGAGCATTTAACGTAGATTTGATTGATTCAACAGTCAACCAAACCATCTACACAGCAGAATCTGCATCTTTCAATACTAGGATAGTTGATACAAATACTATCATTGATGGATTATTAATTACTGCAAGTGTAGCAGGTGATGTCTTAACTTTTACAAAAGAGAATGGTTCTACTTTTAATTTAGTAGTAACTGCATCGGTTGCAACCATTCCGTGGGATAACGTAACAGGTAAACCATCAGGATTAGTTTCTGGTAGTTCACAAGTAGTTAGTATCTTAGACCCACTTAATGCATTCTCTGCATCACAAATAACAAAAGATAGTACACTAGCAACATATACTGGTTCAGTAGATACAAAGTTTACAACCATTGGTTCACAAAGTGGTAGTTGGGATAATACAGCATTGAATACCTTTACTGCTTCACAAGAAACTAAAAATAGTACGTTAGCAACCTACACTGGTTCTAATGATACTAAATGGAATACTTTAGGTGCATTAAGTAGTAGTTTCGCAACAACAGGTTCGAACGTATTCAATGGTAATCAAACTATTAGTGGTAGTTTATTTGTAAGTGGTAGCGAAGTATTAAGAGGAACTTTAAGTGCATCCGCATTAAGAGTTGAAAACAATACTTATTTAGATGGAACTTTAACTGTCACAAATGATACACTAATAAATGGTGATGTTACTATACAATCTGCAACACCAAATCTTAAATTAAGAGATACAAGTGGTGGTGGATTTAGTAGTGGATATGATTTAAGAGTGG